AATCGCCGGAAAGCGAACAGACCCATCAGACGCGCTTCAGCAGCACGCTAAGGATCACACCAGCCAGGGTGGTGGTGGTGCCGGTCACGTCCAGAGACAGACGATCGCCAGCCTCCAGGGTCAGGTTGGCGGTGGTGCTGGTCAGCTCACCAGAATCAGCAGCATCGAACTTCTGCTCGGTCAGAGCAGTGCCCTTGAGGTTGATCTTGGTAGTGCCGAGCAGGTCATCGCCAGCGGTGGCGGCTTCGGTGCCTTGGCAACGACGAATCGTGCCGGTCACATCAGAGCCATCATTGCCAGCGACTGCATGCACCTCGCGGATGCTGACCACTTCGCACTTCACCGGAGCGGTGAAAAACTGCACATCAGCCACCGAGGAGGCGATGTAGTGGTCAGCAACGATGTACTGCTCTGTGGACAGTTCAAACTGGGAAGGTTGTGCCATGGTTAGTTACCTCAATCGAAGTTAGAGGTGTTGGTGGCGCGGACGATACCAATGTTCTTGGTCTCGTACACCTTCGACCAGTTTGTGATGGTCTCCAGTTGAGCGCGGGTCGGGTTGACCGTGGTGACGCCCCATTTAGCGCCAACAGGGTGGTAGCAGTAGTGCAGGTCGATCGACATGGCATCGCTCTTGGCGAGGATGTCACGGTCGGTTTCGGTCTGCATTGCAAGCTGCTCGCCGGAGGCAACAGCACCCTGGGTGAAGAAGTAGGTGGCGTACTCAGTCGAGCTGCCGCTGCCGTCGGTCTGCACATCGTCAGACACGATCACGCGCAGACCCATGTAGGTCGGCACGTTCACTTCGCCGCCGTAAGCAGCAACCATCGAACCGCCCGACTGGGTGGTGGTGGTGCCACGGGCTTCGGCAGTGCTGACGTAATCAATAGCACGACGCTCAACCAGGTCGTAGTAGACCTTGGAGTGCATGCAGATGGCAGTCAGCTTGTCGCCTTGATCACCCAGCAGGCTGCGGGCTTCGGCAACGTGACGGGGGCTCAGAACAGTCGGAGTGTCAGCGGTCAGGCCGTCGATCGACAGGCCCACAAAGGGAGCAGTCGCGTTATTGCCCAGGGCGCCGAACACGCCGGCCAGGCAGGACAGCAGGTCCTTTTGGCGCTGGTTGGCAACATAGTCAGCGATCTTGGCACCGATGGCGGCCATGGGATCGGCACCAGCTGCGAGGGCAGCCAGGTCACGAGCCTCAAAAGCACGGCCACGGTGCAGGATGACGCCGACCTGCTTGTCAGCAGTGATCTTGCCGGGGGTCAGCGAAGTGCTGTCAGTCAGCACCTCGAAGTCACCGGAAAGGTTGGCTTTCCAGAAGGGGACGTTGATAAAGTCACCACCCTCAGTTGCATTCAGCTCCGCCAGAGGCTGCACCACACCGCTAGCCAGGAAGGCATCACGCTGCGTGGTTTGCTCAATGACGTAAGGCGTAAAAACCTCTGGGATGATGATGTCAGAGCGAAGAGTCGCCATGATTCATCTCGGGGGAATGGTTTACGGTGTGGGCGCAGCCCAAAGCACCAGCGCAGCCGGTTGGCAATAGCTTAACGGTTAGCTGCTGCTTTCATGCGATCGTACAAATCACGATCAGTGCGGAACAGTCGTGCTTGCTCAGTCAGATTGAAGCTATCGCGGCTGAATGGGTTTGCCATGCCTGCTGGGATGCCGCCAGTGCTAGCACCGGCTGATGGTGCACCGCTGCCCTGCGGCTTGGGTTGCTTTTGCATCCATGCCGGCAGCGTCTTTGCCCACTCGCTGACTGGCGTGCGCTGGTAGCCATCAACCACTACCACGGTACCGTCAGGGTCACGTTCAATCTGATCAGCGCTCAGCTTGGTCTTTAGCACCAGGTCGGGGTCGTGCACGATGTCAGCCAGTGCCGTCACTGCTGGCGTGACCAGTTCCAGCTCGCGGACGCGGCTTTCCAGTGCGGCAATGCGCTGGTCCTTTTCCGCCGTCGCCTCACGGAACTGCTGCTCCAGAGCTTGTCGCGCCTCTTGATACTTGCCTTGCGATTCAAGCTGCTGTTGCTCGTGGTTGCGCTTGAACTCCAATAGCTCATTGACATCAACCCCATCAGGCAATGCTGGCGCCTTTTTGGCAGCACGCAATTCTGCAATCAGCTCTTTATTTTTGCGCTCAAGCGCTTCCACACTGCGTTGCAATGCGTCGTTATTGTCACCCCCGGTAGCCGCAGGCTCCTGGGTTTGTGTTTCATCGGACATGGATAAGCCGCAGGCTTAATTACGCTGTCATCGTACCAGCTATGCCGATAATGGCACGCGAATGGGATACACCAATACGCGGCCCGTGGAATGCACTGATCAAGCAGGCGCTAGATGCGATCGACCGGCATGAGCACCTGTACCGCAGCACCGGCAACGGCTGGCACGCCGCTAAGGCGCATGAGTTGCGGCGTTATGTATGCGAGCTGAAGACGTGGATACACCAGCAGGAGCGGGCTACCATTTCACCTTGTCCGCCCAGAACGCCGGCGACATCTTCCCACGAGCAATGTTACTGGCGTGCCTTGCTTTAAATGATGCCCGTCTGGCCTTCGCTGCTGCTGTTTCTCCTGTTCGTGGTGGTGAGCCAGATACCCCCTGCTGGCCGAACCTGATCAGCTTGACGGTCTCGCCATCCTTGGCCAGTACCGCATGCGATTTGGTCGGATGCTTAGGCGTCCGCTTGGGTTTGTTGTAACCCTCGAACTGCTCGCCGCGATAGGTAATCATCGCCGGGGTGCAGGTTTCAGCTCTGACCGCTTTTTGATGACCGCGTTGCCGGTTGACTCGGACTTGATCCGCACGATGGGGTCGTCCATGCTGCCAACGCGGGTGACGCTACCGCCGCCTTGCGTTGGTATGGTCGCCCGTTCACCGCCAATGCTGGTGATCACACCAAAGGTGCGCGTGCCTTGGTAGTTCCAGCTAACACGGTCGCCGCGTTTCACTTTTTCTTGCCTCCTTTCTTAGGCATGGGCTTTTGAGGCTTGGCTGGTCCGGTGTACTTAGGCATCACTTTTTACCTTTGGGTTTACGGGTTTTGCCGGCTTTGGACAGGGCGATGGCAACGGCTTGCTTTTGCGGCTTGCCGGCCTTCATCTCAGCTTTGATGTTGGCTGAGATGGTCTTCTGTGAGCTACCTTTCTTTAACGGCACCGTATCGAGCCCGCAACTGGTCTAAGGTTAGCTCTGACCCATCGTCGCGGACCAGCTTGGCAATGGCGTCCTTGGGTCCGTACTTAGCCGACAGCTTGTCGAAGTAGGCAACCTTGTTTGCGCCGAGCGCCTTGGCTTTGGTTGGCAGGTCTTGCTTGGCAAGCCACTGGCCATAGGACTCATTTGCCGGCACCATGCCGCCTGCTGCAGCGCGTTTACTCGGCGGCGGCGGGGCAAAGCCTAAGGCGTCATAATCGATCACCGGAACGGTCGTGCTGCGACAGTTGAAGTGCTGCGGCGGCGTTGGTCCTTTGCCGTATTCAAACTCACGGCCATCCAGCGCCCGGCAGATCGCACTGGTGCGGGTGTCAAGCGTAGCGACGTACCGATAACGCGGTGTGATGTCCTGGTTCGCCTCGTACACCTGCTGGCTGGCGGTATTGGCTACCTGGTTGATGCTCGTCCGCACCAAGGCGATGACCTGATTATCGGCTACGGCTGTTGCCTGCCCGCCTGCGGCGATAAGCTGCTTGACGGTTTTGGCCTCCTCGCCAAACTGCAGGCTGCCGATCAGCCGCTTAGCAATAGCAGGCGTCGGCTCGCCGGTCAGCAGCCCCTGCCGGACCACCTGCGAAAACCGCTCGGCTTGATCGACGGCAATGCCACGGAACGCCTTGCTGACCACCTCGCCATTGGGCAGTGTGATGGTGGCACCCTGAGCAGCGGTAAGGCTGAACGTTGCCGGTGCGCCTTGCACTGCGGCGAACAGGTCATCACTCAGCGCCACCACGTTGATTTGGGTTGGGTCAGTTGTGACCACCGACTGCGCAAACTGCGGGCTGATCTCAACGGTGCGCACTGCATCACGGGCGCCAGCAGGCAATGCACGTTGCAGCTGATCGGCCACAAACTCAGACTGCAACTGCGCGATGCCCTGCAGCTCGGTTGCGGTTATTTCGGTTGCGTCGCCAGCCCAGGTGCCGAGGCTGTCCTTTAGCTGCGCAAGGATCGCCCGCAGTCTGGCAGCCTTGACCGGAGCGGCTAGCTCATCAATAGTGCGGAGCTGATTGACCGCATCAATGATGATGTCGTTGTAAGCATTGATGATGCGCCGGCCAACGCTATTGCTAAACCTGTTTAGGTCAATGGCGTTGCGGTATAGCGATTCTGGTGTTGACATTAGATGATGCCTAGCTGATCGGGGCGATACTGCGACCTGATGCTTACATCAGCACCACGGGCAAGGGCGCCGTTAACCGCCGCCGCAAAGGCCTCATAGCCATTTTGGCCGTCCTCGTACAACACCACTTGGTCTACCTCATCAGCCTTGCCGCCTTTGTAATACTTCATGCGCACAATGGCCAGGATGTTATCTGGCAGCTCGCACATGGTGTAATCAATTTCAGGCTTCCTCGGTTTCTTCGGCTCCACCCAGATCATCACTGCTATCAACCAGTCTGTCAGGACGTCCAGCATCCGATAGGTCAAGCCCCGCATTGGATGTGGCCTCCAGCTCCTCGTCCACATCAAAGTTATCGCCCAACACGTCGCCTTCGGCAAGCTCGCGAAGCAATGTCTCCTGCGAGATGGTGCCAGCAGTGTACAGCGACAGCAGCGCGGCGATGTCCTGCGGTTCAAGGCGTGCGCCGAGGAAGTCACGGTTGACATAGGCGCTGCCGGCGGCAGTGGCATTGCCGAGGTACTGCGCGTGAAACTGCAGGCAGTTGTCGATCATGTCCTGCATGTTTTGCGCAATCACCATCATGGTGCTGTCGCCTTGGCTGCGGTCAATGCGCTTTGCCTCAGCGGTCTCGGCACTCAGCTTTTGGCCTAGCACTGCGGACAGGCCAAGCTCATTGATCTGCAACGCAAGCTGCTCAAGCCGGCGGAACTGCGCCTCGAAGCTGCGGCCTGCTGGTTCGATGTACTCAGCGCGGCCTTCAGCAGGAAATGCGATCGCCTCACCAGGTCCGGCTGATACCTCTTCTGCTGCTGACGGGAACCCATAAAACGCCAGCATCGGTACTGCTGAGATATGCAGCTGGTTGTCGAGGTCCGACTGCACTTGATAGGTCTTGAGGTTCAGCTCTGCGATGTCCTCAAGCGGCGGCCGTGACTCCATGAAGCCATGACGCTGCGCGTAGGCGATGCTGAACGGGATCTGGCTGAGGCTGGTGCGGCCTTCATCGACAACGGTGAACTCACCGCTGTCCTGTTTGCGGTGAATGCGGTACTCGCCAGGCGTTAGGACACGAACCTGCTCGACTGCCTTTTCGCCAAACTCGCCATCAGGCACTGTGACCACTTCCGATAGCCGCAACTGGGTCAGCACTTGCTTGCCCTCTTGCGTCTCGGTGCGCCAGCCAAGGATCTGCCGGGGTGTGTAGGTCACCCAATAGGGTCGACCCCCATTAGCCGGTGCATCCACCAATGTACCAATGTGGCCATAACGGACCATTTTGCGGGCTGCTTCATAGGTCCAGACATTAAGGTCATTGCCTTGCAGGTCTACGTCGAATAGTTGCTCGCGGATGATGTCAGCGGTGTCATCCAGTCGGACGGGCTTGCGGGTCAGCATGCCGGCCAACATGCGCTCTAGGCGGATGTAATACGGCGGGCAGACGCTACGGGCTAGGCGGTTGTCGTAGGACTCGTCTAGCTCGCGTGGTTCTTGCGGCAGGTAACGGCGATGCTTCTTGCGCATGCCGTAGGTGCCCTGCAGCAGATCCTCGATCAGGATCCAGTGTGGCTCTTGCGCGTACCAGCTTGTATTAGGGTCATTGACCTTCGATACGGTGCGCTGCGCTAGCGGCCGGTCGTAGAAGTTGTACCCGCTATACACGACCGCTAACTGCTGACAATGGTGTCAGTTTACGGCTTCAGCCCCTGATGGCAGGCCGGGTGGTTGTGATGCGCCTGCACGGCCTGGTCACGGCCGACGCTGATGCCAACGCCGTACATCATGAACAGCAGCGTCAGGGCTGCGAAGCGATTGAGCCAGGGGTTGGTGGTCATGGTTGGGATGGTAGATGGGCGGCCGGCTGGCCGTGAGCAAAAGATACCAGTGTTTGCCGCCGTGGTCAACCCTAGTAGAGCCGCACCCCCGTGCTCCGGCCAGCGCCAGCATGCAGCGGATTGAACTCGCGCCACACCAGGTAGCCGAGCGCGTCGTTCATGTGGTCAAAGCCCGCGTCCTTGTCCGGCTCGCCTTTATCGGTGTAGCACTGCAGCTCTAAGCATTCGATGACCCGCTTGCAAGTTTCTGACACCTGCAACCTGACCTGCCCTTTGCCGTTTTCCAGCAAAGCCTGAACAGCAGCCACCCGATCACGAACGGGAGGATTTGCTCGCGGCGACTGGTTGGACATGCCATAGCTCTCAAGGATCTGCACATCGGTCTGGCTTGCGTTGGTGCTGCGGTTGCCGCCGCTGGCATCTGGGTAGGCGTACATCCGCCTATCGGGGTAACGCCTGACCACCTCCTGCGCCAGTGCGTCGGTGTCGTGGGCGCCGCTAATTTCATCAATCACCAGCAGGCTGCTGCCAAGCCTGATAGCAATCACCGCCGACATGTTGCCAACGTTAAAGTCAACGCCAACCCTCAGCGGCTCGCGGTCAGTATCCGGCAGCTCGCTGACCACATGCTTAGCCCGGTCGAAACGGTCATAAACCTGGCCTGTTGTCAGGTTGACAAACTCGCCGTCTAGGTACGCCCGCAGCAGGCTTGGGTCGTAGTTGGCTTCCAGCCGCTCGATGAAGTCCGGCGGCAGGTGCGGGTTGTCAACCGTGCGCATCTTGATTAGATGGCGGTCAGGCCTTGCTTTGGCCTCATCACTGCCAAAGGTGTTCCACATCCACCGGAACCCTTCAGGCGTCGATGCCGCGCCAAACTGCCTGACATTGCCGCTGCGGAGTCGGCCAAGGATCTTCGGGAATGCCTTATTAGCAATGCTGGGCGTCACGGTGTCGATCTCGTCAGCCAGCACCCAGGCAAGGTTCAAACCGATGATGCGGCTCCAGTTCTCAAAGCTGCGGCACAGGATCTTGGTGTCACCACCTGGCAAGTGCAGCATGTACTCCGGCAGCGGGCTAGCCCTGAAGGTGTACGGGATGTCGTACGCCTCTAGGAATGCCTCGAAGTCCGTCTGCCAGATGTCACGGATCAGTGGTCCGGTCGGCTCCATGACGCAGCCGATAAAGCCCTGATTGACCGCTGCCAGCATCACCGCTTTGGCGCATAGCGCCCTGGTCTTGCCCGCGCCATAGCCAGCCGAGATGCCAAGGATCTGCGTTGCGGTGTCATCGACAAACGCAAGCTGCCCGGGGTGCAGGTCAGCACGGATGCGGGCAACTAAGTCACCCGTATCCTCTGGCGTCTGCTGCTGCATGAATGCAAGCAGCGGCACTGGTTCGCAGATGCCGCTGACGATGCTCACAACAGCGTTCCCTGCATGTCAGTCGCCTGTACTCGCTGGCGCGCAATCTCCAGATACTCGGCCTCTCGCTCGATGCCGATAAACCGGAAGCCCTCGAGTACTGCAGCTTTGCCAGTGCTGCCGCTGCCCATGAACGGATCGAGCACCACGCCACCCGGTGGTGTCACCAGTCGGCACAGGTAGCGCATCAGCTCGGTCGGCTTGACGGTCGGATGGCTGTTGCCCTCACCGCGATCGGCCTTGCTGGCCTTCGCGCAGTAGAAGAACCGCGCGGCGGAGCCGGAGTCGCCAATGGGCGGCCTGTTTGGGGTGATGCTGTTAAAGCCGGTCGTAAAGACCGACACGCCGGCCGCTCCTTTGCCTTTGCCTTCGCCGTAGCGACCGTTTGCTGACGGCTTGCTGCTGTTGCTTTCAGGAAACAACCCCACCACCTCATCGCTGCCGTCGTGGATCAGGTTGGCGGGCCAGCGGCCTGCGGATTGATCTGTTGCAACTGCGCCCATAGGGCCAGCCATTGATCCGCGCTCTTGCGTTCTCTGCGTGATCGGCCAAACGCCTTTGTCGGCGCCTGTCCCCACCCTGCACCCATCCACATTCAGCGCCCCAGTCCCGTGCTCCAGCACGTTCGCCGCCACCGTGCCCATCAGCGGTTTGCGTGCCACCGTGATCGGCTCCAGCGCTGGCTTCAATGCGGTGCCCCAGCCGGACCACTGCTGCGCTTCGGGGGTGGCAGGAGCAGTGATCAGCAACGTGTCATTGATCTCTGAGGCCTGCGCGTAGGCCTCATCTGCACGGCCAGCAGTGGCACCAAACGCAGCCTGTCCTTTGATGCGCGCAGTGCCGGTAAGGCGACGGCTGCCCACCATCTCCCGCTCAGCCCCCGCTGCCTTGTCGATCGCCTTGCTCACATCCAGCGACTTAGGGAATCCGGTCGCGTACACCCACGCGATCAAATCCCTGATCTCAAACTTTGCATCCTCAATCTGCACCGCCATCCGGTGCTGCGTCCTGGTGCCCGCGAACGCCAGCAGGTGGCCGCCGGGCTTCAGCACCCGAAGCACCTCGCGCCACACATCCACCTGCGGCACGTCGTAGTCCCACGCCTTGCCCATGAAGCTCAGCCCATAGGGCGGATCCGTCACGCACGCATCCACGCTGCAGTCCGGCAACTCGCGCAGCCGTTCTAAGCAGTCGCCCAGCAGTAACTGAATCACGACATCTCAAACCGCAGCAGCCGGGCTTGCTTCTCTACGGCAGTCATAGCAAGGCCGACTTGATTGTTCTCGCGTGCAATGCGCTCGTAATCTTGCAGCCGCGCCAAAGCAGCCTCAAGCCACTGAGGCCGCTCCAGCTCAGCGTCAAGCGCCATTAATTTACGCGCTTCAGCCAAATAATCACGCACTTGACGTTCACTTATTCCCCACTTTTCGGAACCGTATTGAACAATTTGATTATGATTCCATGCACGCAAAAGTAATCCATAAACCTCATTTACGCGGTTTTGGATCTCGTCTTTAGTGCTTTTGCGCGCCATTGTATTACTCCCGGATTTGAATTGGCATGATGAGGTACGTCTGCTCTGTCATGCTAGTCGGCCTCAACACGACTGGCGTTGTTGCACTATTGGCCGACATTGTAACAGTCTCCGCTTGCCGCATGGCTTTGAGGCCATCAAGCAGGTAATGCACGTTGAACGCCCATGCGCCGGTTGCTGTGCCTTCGTAGGTGATCAGTTCCTTGCCATTGTTGGCATCGGCCTCGGCGGTGATGGCTAGTGCGCCTGCTCCGGCGGTGAGCTTAACCACAGAGTTGTGCGCCTCTGCGATCAGCGCGACACGCTCCAGGCACCGGGTGAGCCTGTGCCGGTCCAGGGTGATGGTGTGCTCAAAGCTGGCGGGCACCAGCGCTGCCACGTCTGGATATTTGCCGTCAAGGATGCGGCTGTAGATGGTGATGCCATCACCGGCATCGATCACGGCCTGCCCGGCTGCTGCTGCCACGGTGACGGTGCGGTCTTGCAACAGCTTCATCGTGCTGGCTGGTAGCACCAGGTCAATGCCATCCGGCAGCGCTACGGGGATACGCATCAGCCGGTGGCCGTCAGTGGCCTCCATGTAGCCGGCTGCCATGTGAATGCCGGAGAGCATGGCCTTGCTGATGTCGGTACTGCAACACGGCAGGCAGGCGCGTACACCGTCGGACAGCGATAGCTCAGCGCCAGGTGCCTCTACAACCGGCATGGCGGGGTAATCCTCAGCATCCATCGCTGCAAGGCCGTAGGACGCCCCACAAGCGCTCAGGAGCCCATCTGACAGGGTGAGCACCTCACCATCCTCAAAGCGGCTTACAAGCCCCGCTAGCAGCCTGTGCGGCAACGCGACGGTGCCAGATGCCTCTACGGCTGCGGGGACCGTAACGCTGATGCCAAGGTCCAGGTTGAAGCCGGTGACGGTCATGGTTGCGCCATCGGCAGCAAACAGGCAACAGCTCAAGATCGGGTGGCTGTTGCTGGTGCTGATGGCTGGGGCAATGGTGCGTAGCGCATGGGCGAGGTCGCCCTGCGTC